TGTTAACTGCTAGTAATTTTAGATTTTTACCTGAAGCAGCTCCAAGAGCTTCCAACCCTTGTACGAGTTGTTCGACTTGAGAAGCCTGACGAAGAGCAGTAAAGGCAGCAGTAGCCGCAAAAACGTTAGCGGCTAAGGTAGCGTAAGCTTGAACCAATCCGGAGCTTCCGCCCCCGATTGTTTCTTTCATTTTTGAGAAAGCCTTAGAACCAGAAAGATTACTTTGATATAAAGCTTTATCTTGCTTGTTGTTTTTGTTTTTCTTCTGATTAAGGGTATCTTGACTCTTAGCAGCTTTTTTCTGCTCTTTGTCTAATTTTTGTGTCGATGTTACCGCTTTATCAGTGTCTTTAGCAACGACTTTTAGACCTTTAGCGGTCGCGATTATTTCAATTAATACTTTGCTATTTGCCATTATCCTTTACGCTTTATTTTGTCATACTCTGCCTTTAATCTTTTCTGTGAGGCTTCTATTTTTCTACTATCTAACCATAATATGAGGTCAAATGTGTAGTCCTTTTGATGTTCTTCTATGCTATACTGTTGCAATAGAAATTGAAAATTTGTATAGTCTTTTCCTACATACCCAATATCTGGGTACATTCTATCACCCATACTATGAAATATATTCATACCATCGATAACAATAGTAGGGAAGTCTTCCCAATCGGGAGGACATTTTTCCCAGTCTATTTCCTGTTCTGTTTGATTACACATTTCCAAGTATTGATCCTTGGTCATGCCTACATCTTTATTATCCAGAAACAGGGCTAGCTTTTTTAACAGGAGCTGCCTGCTCTTCGCTACGAAAGTTTTCGAGGTCGAAGACTACCTCATTGAGCCAGTTGTCAAATTCCTGAGAGTTTTCCACTAGCACTTCTGCGTTTTCTTGAGAGTAAGGCATCATTGAATCTTTATCTTGTCCTTTTAAATCAACAAGTATTAAATCTTCTAAATATTTTAATTTTAATCCTTTCCAACTTTTTACAGTTGCTCCACTAAACTCAGTTACAAATTTGCTTTCATCAAGCTCCTCATTAAACATTCTTGTTTTTCTGTCAAATTTATTTGAAGTACATCTTTTTCTAAGACCCACTAATTCTTTTCTAGAAAGATTAGCTAATTCTACTTCAAATCCGTCCATGCCTGGGAAGTCTACCCACGCAGTTTTACTGTCTACTAATAACGATTTTAAATCCATTTTTTCTCCTAATATGTTATAATTGTTCCTAAATCATTCGGACTTGTAACTAGTCTATAGTCATAAGTCTGAGTAAATACTTCTGCAGGATTTGATCTTTTTGTAAACATGCACCCAGTTAAATTTGCATTTAAAAAGGTATTTCCGTCTACTAAAGTTTTTACTACTACTGAAGTATTTGTATTAAATGTTTGAAATTCAGATTGATTAGCGTTAGTATAAAATTGAGTTATATTACCGCTTACTACTCTGTCATTCAAACTATAGCTCGAAGGATACATTGCATTACTTGCATTTGTAACCGACAAACTATCTTGTAGTGTTTCATAAGGAGTCCAGTCTATGTTGTTTTGAACTTGTAGAGTAGCAGCAACTAGATTACTAACGTCTGCACCGCTGACTTCTACATCAAGTAAAGGTATTGTGGGGGTTCGTGTGGTACTTGCAGATTGCAATGTACCAGGAGTTGGATCAACAGTATTTAAATATTGTTCATCTCCTACCCTACTTAGTTGTTTACCGCTTCCACTTACAGCTAGTATAAGAGGACCACCTTTATCAAACTTAAACTCTCCTTGAGTTATCACACAACCTTCTATTTTTAAAGTTTGTGAGTTTGAGACTATGTACATATCAAAAGACTTCAGTTGTATAACTGGGTCTGTGACACCATCATAATCTAATAAAAGATCTAACACGATCTGTTCATCTTTTTCTTTTGTTAGATGAACTTCAAAGCTAAAATTGGCAGGATTTGCTTTTGTTATGCTCGTTCCTGAAAACATGTTTAGTTGATTGTGCAAAGTCTTAACTTCGTATGCATCTTCCGCAAATGTTTGTGAGAACGAAAGGCTGGGAGTAATCTTTACATTGTATCGATTACTCCCATAATGTATGTGGAGTTCGCTCTCTCTTAGAAAGTTAAACCCCGACATGGTTATACTGCGTTACTACCAGTTTTGGCGTACCCAGTTTCACTGAAGGTTTTAGAACCTTTAGCTTTAACCACCATTTCGTCACCTGTTGAAAGGTTACTACCTAAAGCCATGAACTCGATATTTGTTGAAATAACATCTGCTACTTCAAGGACAGGTATCTGTACATGTGCTCTTGGTATGTCAAACTCAATCACAGGAGTAGCAGAACTTCCGCCACCCATGAATAAACTCATATTAAATGAGTTAGTAACTAAGTTTGTTGCTGCCGATAAATTTTTCAATAGTTCGTTAGAACCATTTGCTTTTGTATCAAGGTAGCAATTAAGTGTACCAGAGACTTGTCTTGTTCCTGTAAACGAACCGATAGGTTGGTCAACAATTCCAAGAGTTTCTGGTGTTAAGTAAGTAATATTATTAGCTATAGTAATAGAGCCTCCAATAATACTGATGTCATAAGCTGCGACTGCGTCTAAGCCACCTGAAGCAGATCCTCCACCTTGTATTAAGTTTGCTAGTGTTAATGAAGATAACTTATTTCTAAGATAATCTGCATCATTTGTTCCACTAACATCAACAAAGTTGAATTTTTCTACGTCTGTAGTGATTTGTGTTTTCGCAGAACCAGATATAGTAAACTCGTTTGCTTTAGAAGGATCTTCTATAGCACCGGCTGCTGAACTGGTTAATTGATCAATAGTAGTTGAATTACCTGACCAACTTAAAGTTGCTATTCCATCAATAGAGAAGTCAATCTCTACTTGGTTAACTTGACATTCGTTAAGTCTGTAAGTTGTGTTTTCTAGTGCAAAATAGATTTGTAGTTTTAATAGCTCATGAGCGTCTGATGATAGAAAATCTACATCAGCTGTACTAGCAGTATATTTAATACCTGAATTAGTAGTTGCACCAGCGTTGGTATCTTTATCTGCAGTAGTCATTGCTTGGCCAGACAGTGCTGCCCAAAGAATGTTTTCTGCATAGTCCATAGTGTTCGCTGCTCTAAAACTGTTCGTTCCATGTTTGAAAGGTCTTGCATAAGTTTGAAAAGACCATTCTGCAGGTGCTAAAGAGTCGTTAAACCTTTTAGAACCCCTATTTGGAGATGAACCAGCCTCAGATATTGTTACATCTGTGCTCTCATTTGCTTGGGAAAAACTATAACCATCTAATACACCAATTTTAAAAGTATTTGCAGTTTTCTCGTTACCTTTGAAAAGTCCTAGAGCTGTTCTAGCCCCGTCAAAAGTTGTTGTTACTGTCGATACGCCATCTGCTACACATGCAAAACCGGTTCCAGAACCAGATGTTGCTGACTGTGTAAATGCTTGACTGTCTGAGTGTCCTGTACCCCTAAAGTTATTCATTACTGCTACTTTTGTGACTGCTCCGCCACTAGCACCAGTAACTATAACTTTTGCGCCTGATCCGCTACCACCCGTTAAAGTGAGTACATCACCTACTGCGTGATTTGCGCCTGCAGTTACAGTATCCACAGCTATCAAACCTCCGGCACCAGTAGCATTAACACCATTTACGGTACTAACAAATACTTTGGTATTTCTCGATAGATTTAAAGCCATTGCTTTCTCCTATTTATTTCTTTGGAAAGGATTTCGCTTGATTTTAATCAGCGTCTTCGTCTCCTAATATCGTACTTCGACTACCATTTCTCCGATACCTAATGGTTGAACTACTCCTTCATCAGTACCAATCGATTCGATTGTCAATGAAGTTGTTGATTCACTCGGATTAACGGAGTCATCATACACTAAAGCATCATTCTCGTCAACTAATCTTTCGATGTCTTCAAGTAATAGTGCTAATTCTTCTTGAGCATTATCTTCATTATGAACATATGCTCTTATTGTTAAAGTTAAAAATCTCCATTTGTAGCCGCCAGGTTGATACTGTCTTGTTTCATCTCCTGCTACTACACACACTTTGGGATATTGTTCTATTTCATCTAGGAAGACCATCTTTGATTGAACATTGTCAAAGATGTTTACATTATATGGATGACTTCCATCAATCTCTTTTAACTTATTTGCTAAAGAATCGGCAATTTTTGTTCTCTTTGTTCTATATGTTGCCATTATTCTCTCCTAAGTGTAAACTTTTGTTCTGTATATTGCATCGCTAACTTTCTTATACTTTTTGTTATTAGCGGCTTAGGGTTATACCCTGTTGGCCATTGTCTTGCTCCTTCATTTTCAAATGTTTCATATGGAGAAATCATGTAGGCATACTTTCCTACTAATGTCTTTGGCCCTTGTCTTAATTCTGTTAAAGTAACGCTGTTTGAGAATCTTCCTGTCTGATTTATTAATGCAGGTCTTCCCATGTTTCTTCGTACTTCTGCTGGTAGTCTTTGGTTAATTTTAAGTCTTAACTTATTT